GCACATTATACCCAAATGTCAAGCCTTTGGGTAAAAATAAAACTCTAATAAAATCAATGACTTACGAAAACTCATAAATAATCTTTATCTTTCAAGGAGTTATGCAATATGCTAGTACACAAACATTTGATTATTAGAGCAGAAATCAACAACCCACCCCGTGACCCTGACTGGGTTATTAACTGGTTAAAAGAGTTGACAGGTAAAATTGGTATGAAAATCTGCATGGGACCTATCAGCGCATATGTTGACGTTCCCGGCAATAGAGGGGTAACTGCGGTTGTAGTAATTGAAACTAGTCATATGGCTATACATGTTTGGGATGAGGGAAGTCCTAGTTTGATTCAAATGGATGTGTACACTTGTGGCCAGTTAGATACCGATATTATCTTTAAAGAACTAGAACAGTTTGAACCAGTTAAACTAGAATACAAGTATCTAGACAGAGAACACGGATTAACAGAAATCTCTGTTAACCAGTAACTCGTTTATAGTCAAACCATCCTAAAACTTCTGCACCTGAAATCTTTTGTTCTTTAAGAGAATTCAGGTGCTTTTCTATGTATCTAAAAAGAAAGCCATGCATATCTCTTTGTTCATGTCCTTTTCTTCCATCTAGTATATGATCCCATTTACCTAATGTTTCAAACGCATTAGCATAGTAAAGTTTTCGGTAATTAAGATTTAACTCTCGCTTCATTTCAGGAGTGGGAAAAATGTTTAATAATATACCACCAAAACAAAGAGCCATTTTATGAGGCATTACTATACCATTCCAATATACAATATAATCATCGCACTGGGAAATGTATTTTAGTACCGGCCTATTATCTAACAAACTCCAAGATTTTTCTGCTGACATGTTAACCTCTAAAATGCATTTGCGTAATCATCGTCACCTCTAAAATCCCAAGAAGAATCTTTACATTCTTGAATTGCTTCTATTGTACCCTCTACAGGATTAAATCCATAAGTCCAATACTTGATTAATCTTTTAGGCGCTTGTTTAGTAATGTGATTAAATCTAAGTGAATGACTGTTAATATCCTTAACAGTCATTTCACCTAAAACCCATTCGTTACCAGTTGTAGCTACTTGACATACACTAATGTCAAAGTGATCAATAACTTCTTTAATAGTGTCAAAGTACTTACAAGTAATTATTTGTACTTTCCAATTTCTGTTATTTGCATTTATATTAAACGTACATGCGTTATCAGTTTTTATAACTACATGCGCATGACCATAGTCATATGCCGACAATCCAATATGTTTAATATAGTCTATTAGCTTTTCCGCTTGTTTTTCATTCTTACAGAAAACATCTATATCACTGTGTTCACCTACTGGAATATTTTGAAACCAACGTAAACAAGCTCCGCCCGCTATCCAGGGGCCTTTGTCTATATCAGGCTTGATAATATTGACAGGCAACTGATCATCAGGATGAACTGTTTGATATTTAAATAGTGAACCCAATTCTTTTTTCGCTCGTTTTGGCTCACTAAAGATTGAATCTTCTTTGTGCCACGGGATTGCGATTACATTAGACAATATGCCCATATTGTTATCTCTTAGTAACTACTTCGTCTGCTAGTCCATATTCAACGGCTTCAGCAGCAGACATAAAATAATCGCGTTCCATATCCTTAGCTAATTCTTCAAAAGTTTTACCTTTGCTATTATGCTTGACATAGATTTCAGTAAGAGACTTTTTCATTGCCAAGATTTCTTTTACTTGAATCTCCATATCAGTTGCTTGACCACGAGCACCTCCGGAGGGCTGATGAACCATATGGCGAGCATTGGGCAGAATTTTACGTTTACCGGGAGAACCAGCCTGAGCTAGCAAACTTCCCA